ACAAAAATTGCCGCCTTATCTATTTTTGTATCGCCTGTATTTTTCTTACCATCCATATCACGCATTTGTTTTTGCACGTTCAATAGTTCTTTGTTTGCATCTACCATATTCTTTAATAATGTGGCATAAACCTCAAACGCACGTGGGTGCTGACCTGCACTGGCAATTTGACGTAATTCTTCCATTGCATCCTTACCAGAATCAATCAGGTCTTGTAAATTCGATTTTGTTTGTTCATAAGAATCAACTAAATCTTGTTTTAAATCCAAATTATCAACAGGTGATTTTGGTTCAACGGGAATCAATGGTTGTGGAACCGGTTCAACTGGTGTTACTTCAAAAAATTTTTCCATATTTTTATCAAAGGTATTCATATTTTTCTTAGTTGATTATAGTTGTGAAATTCTATTTTTAAAATCAGTAAAATCTGTTGACGCAGCTAGAATTGATTTTAAATTTGCTAAAGGTAATGCTGCACCAACTTGTGTGGTTCCATTTGCAAACAATATGTTGGAAACGTTAGCAACAGATTTGCCACTAAATTCAATAGCTAATTGTGAACCAGAAGAAGGTATAACTAGTGTTCCATTTTCTGTAAAGTTCCATTTTTGCAAGAAATAATATGTTTGTTGTTCATTTTCTGGACTTGGGTTTTGATATTGAACAACATTCATTGTGTATGCGTAGTTGGTATTCTCAGCAATTGTTAATGTTGTGTTGCCAGTTCCAACTGTTGTGCTGGTTTGAACTGAAGCTTCTGGATAAGAAACATAAGTGAAATCTCCCCAAGTGGTAGAGTTAGAACCAAAATATGTTCCTGGTAATGAACCATCTATTGGTAGTTGGTAATTTGTTACTACAGCAACTGGACTGTTATTTGGATAAGCATAACCTGTTCCTAAGATAAAGTTATCTTTTACGTCCATTCGTTTAAAACCATGACGACCAGGAGTTGCAGCACCATTTACTTGTAATGAGTTAGCCCAAACCAAATTACCATTGGCAGAATGTAATTTATATGTTGTAAAACCATCCTTGTTTGCACCATTTAAATTCTTTCCTGTTGCATACAAATAGTTATTACTGTGTTTTATGGTTGTTATATTTGGATTAACTTGAATTTGTTTTTCCCAAACTAACAGATTGTTTGCTCTAAATTTATAGACATGTGTATTCGATGCAGCATACCAGTTATTTGATGTATCATAAGTTAATGATATGATTGTATTTCCGGCTGCAACAACTTTATTTGACCATAAGTAAACACCTTCAGTATCAAACTTGTGAACGTAACCACCATCTGAACCAACCAAAACACCACGGTTATTAGGTAAAGTTACAACACAATGTGTATTTGCTATCGTTGCATTAAAGTGTGTGAAATATAGTTCGCCTGTAATATCTAAACCAGTGATTAGGTTGTGGTGACCAACATAGTATGGAAATTCTTCATCGTCAACCGCAATATCTTTAGGATCTTCTGAATCGGATATCAATGTATTCCAAACGTTCTGCCCAAGATAATTAAATTTGGTAACAAGTGTTGAGTGGTCATCTGGAATATTTGTTAACAGATATACGTTATTGTTTGCATCAACATCGATTGATTGTGCATAACTAGCCAATAATACATTATTTGTATTTGTTGCTGGAACAGATTTTCTCCAGTAAACTAATCCGTTTGGATCAAATTTAATTACCGTTGATTGTGGTAAACCAGTAACTTCGTTTTGTGTTGTCATCGCAACCAAAATATTGTTTTCATTATCATATGCAACAGCACTTCCATAAGCATTGTTGGCTTGAGTTGTTGTTTGACCAAATGTCATACCCCAAGCTTTACGACTATGATGGTCGTTTCCAATTTCAACCTTGGTGTTACTATACATTACTGTATCATCAAACAATATATCTCCAAGAGAAGCTGTGTTTGCCTTATTGTATGCGTTTTGAGCTAGTTCTTGGTTTGTTTCATAATAAGTGTTTGAAGTATTAGAGTTATTTGCAACAGTTGTAAACAACTCTGTGAAGTTGTTGTTTGTTTTGGTGAAGGCTACTCGTAAAGAATCTCCTTTGCCATCATTTGCTCTAATACCAATATTAATAGTTTCTTTAGACATTTATTTCTCTCATCTTTTGTTACTGGTTTGCGGCTTTATTAATTGTCAAAACTTGTGCCAATGTATTATCAGCCTTAGCTTCTTCCTTATCCACAGACATATAATCAATGTCTGTTGTAACTCTACCAACTGAATCAACTTCAACAAATTTCAATGGGTTCAAGTTATAAGAAGTGAAGTTATAATTTGCCAATGTATTAATTCCGTATATAGGTTTATCCGACACAAAGTTTCCTGTTAATTCTTTTAAGCGTAAAATGTTGTCTGTAAATTGAACAACAACTCCTGTGGCTGTCGCATCGTCAGCTGTGTATCCTTGATATACAGTTTCTCCAACTTTATATGTTCCATAACCAGAATCTAAATCCATATAAAATTCTATCAATTCATCCTGTCTTACTTGATTGTAAACAGACACGAAAGCACGATTAATGACATTGGTTTCTCTAAATTTACCAAATATAAAACCTTTGACTGTAAAGTTTAATGTCCAAATAATCATTCTGGTTTCATTATCTCTACCGCCTTCATAAACAATATCGTGAGATGTGCTATTCAAAATAACTGGAATTTCTTTAATGATTCCCATTTCAGGAATTAAATTTAATTTGATTGTATAATCTGGTGTAAAGAAGGGTAAAATGTGTTCTATGATTTGTGTGCCATCTTCAATGTTACGAACATATATGTAGAGGTTAAAATCAAAATTATATGGAACTGGATTATATTGTGCCAATACACCAGTGCCTGATGTGCCTGCAAAATTTTTAATATTTGTGTTTTGTTTTCTACTAGAATCATAATTCAATCCTGCCATTTCAAATGACATTCTAGGCAAAGTTGTTTGGACTTTTTTATCCAAATTCAAATCTTCTTCCAGTCTCATAACATAACGTTCTTTGGAAGCGTATACGATTGGAACAATAAATCTTTCCGATTCTGTGTTGTCTGGTTTGAATCTATACAATGTTATATTGTCAAATAGGTTACCAAAACCAACAACCAATTTTCTTATGACACGATTATATGTTGACATTATATTCTTCCAAACGGATTTGTTTCTGTGAAGTCTATGATATTACTTGCGGTGTCATTCAAGTAAGCGTTATCATAAGCTTCATTTCTTGTGCTATCTTTCAACGGATCATATGAAGATAGGTAATATTCTGCACCGCTTGTTGCACCTATAATTGCAACGTTATCACGGAATTCACCTGCAACATTTGATACTTTTAACATATCATCTGGCTTAACCCATTCTTGGACTATTGCCACCACATATGCATTTGCTTGTGTGCCGTCATCGGACTGGAAAACAACCTCACGTTGTTCAAATGTTCCTGTTCCTACACCTGTATTCAATTCTAATGTATAACTGGATTGAATCATAACATCATCGATATCCTCAACACCAGTATCGATAAGTTCTTGTGAGTATTTGAATTTCTCAAGTTCCAATTCATAGAAGAATGGTATCTTACGACCCAGCATAAAGAAGTCTTTGGTTTGATTGGTAAATTTAATTTCAAACAATTCACCTGTGCCATTCAAAAATGGAACATAAATCAAATCACCTTCTCTAGGTCTCGTAAATGTATTTTGTGGAACACGTTGAGAGAAAGAACGTTTTGATAGTATAATACTAACATTGTTTTTAATCTCTAAACCAAATTTGGAGAAGAATTCTTTTTCTCCTTCATATTCCATAGAACTTGATAGGTAGAATTCAATTGGAAACGCAGAGCTAAATTTCTTTACAGGATCTTCACCGTATAAAATGTCTCTATCGGTTTCATTTTCAATAGGTAAATAATAGGCGTCAAAACCCATAATCTTGATTGACTCAACAATCAAGTCCTCGATTACCCTTTGTTCAGCAAGAGAATTATAATTATTGAAATAAACCGATGTTGCCATATTAGTTCATAAACATTTCTAGTGGTGCACCATACTTGTCACCGATTTCTGCATGTAGAGCATCGATTTCTTCTTTGGCTTCATTGTAAATTTTGTCGCCATTGAGTTTGACTCCGCCAGGTAATTGAATACCATCAAACTTTTTAAGGTTATTACCCCAAGAACGTTTGATAAGTGCCGTTGCATATTCTTTTAACCAACGGTCATTCCAGGCTTGTGTGTAAACATCTGGATCAATAACCGCATAACATTCTGCAATAACTGTTGTTCCTATAGGAGCTTCACTATGACCCCATGCCCAATCTATATACAATCTTTGCATATGTCTTTGGAACCTAATAGGAACTTCACCTGTAAACAACTGTTCCAACATACGTAGGTGTTGTAATGTTAGTGTATAGTTGATGTAGGAAGCGGATGTGAAATCATACAATTCATTCAAACGAAGTTGGTATCTCAAATCAAACATATTGATTGAGGATAATGAATCTTGTATGGGGAAAATTCTAGTTATACCAGCAATTTGTAGGGCGTTATTAGAGGAATCTTTTGCTTCTGATAAGTCTAGATATTTGTTATCAATATCTGTTTGGTCTAATTTTTTGATGTAGTAAACCTTTTGTAACCCATCAAAATGGTAATCTTGCCAGTATTGCAAAGCATCGTCAATACGATCCTCAACCTGGTCGTCATCAACGTTGATTTCGATTACAGGAAAACCTAGTCTACGCAGACAATAATCTTTAAATGCTGCTCTTGTTGTGATTGGTTGTGTCATTATATCCCCCTATGGGAATATTTATGCTTATTATATCCAGTATTCCCGTTATGTAATTATACCAAATCAGCCTGTCCAATATTGATAATTTGAAACCGTAGTTGTTGATTGTGTTGCCGTTTGTGCGGTTTCCATAATTTTGACGGTTGGCCTGAAACTCAAAGTTATTGCTTCACTCAGTGAATCTTCTAAGACTACTCCCGTTGGCATACTAACATTGAATGGTTTTATTGTTGTAACGGGAGTAACCGACAAAAATATACTTTCAGTTAGTGTATCTTCCAATACCACAGAAGGTTTAAAACTAACAGTTTTTTTAAAAAATGTTGGTACTACTTTGTTTGGCATATTATGATGACTTTACATAGACCAATTGTGTTCGCAATACAGTTCCATTACTCACTATTGTTCCTGTTCTCAATCCAATATATGATGATCCATCTATTGTATAAATTGCGTCAGGAACATGATACAAATCCAAATCTATATTATTTTGTAAACTCATGCTTTTAAACAAATTTTTCAAATAACCACCAGAATTTGTAGTTCTATACAGACGTATATACATTGGTGTAGCTTCTGGTATAATAGCATTTGTTGAACTATCAGAAGTTAATCCTCCATACAATACTTGAGTAGTAGAGGAATCTGCGTAAATAGGAGTAAATATAGTGGCATGTAATGATTGTGGATCCGCTGTTCCTAGCCAACTGATGTTTTCAGTATATGTTGTGCTTGGTGAACTAACTGATGTGCTGTAGTTGGTAGGATAGTTGGCTGAAACACTGATTGGATTAAGGGGCTCATATTTATAATAAATGTATGCATATGATGTATTATATGCTGATCCTGTGACAGGATTAACTAATGTTGAAGTGGATGAAGATGCTGGATTCGTTGCTCTAATTACATTTACAGCGGAACCAACTGTTCCAGCTGTTGTATCTATTCTTCTCATAACAGTCCAATATCCAGAAGTATCATAAGCTGGAACTCCAACAGTAGCAGTATCAGATCCACTAGCCAGCCATACAGCCACCCAATATGGATTATCATTATAGTTATCTTCCCAAGACTGATTGGTTCTAAGTCCTAAGTGGAACCATGAACCGGAATTGGGTGAGTTTTGCGTGATTACATCTTGTTGTATGTGTATGTATTCACTTGTTGCTGCAATATAATATACTCTAGTAGAAGTATTATAAATTCCTGCTGGTCTTCTATAATCATAACGGTGTGCTACCGTTGACCATGATGTTGGAACGCAACAAGATAATCTTGTGTTGTGCGCTGTCGTGGTGGTTGCGCTGGCCAAACCTACAACATTATGTTCTGAACCATAGTTGCAG